TCCTGATAATAATAATGGTGGTGCTATTGCAAAATACACTTGGGCAGGACCATTCCTAACTCCAATTGCAGTGGGGTATATTCCATCTACGGGAGTATTGACACTTCAATTTAACCAACCACATTTCCTAACTACAAATGATACGGTTGGTATTGCAACAGGATCGTTGACATTCACATGCGATATGGATGGCAATGCAACTGAACATCTCTATCCTAGACGTAGAGATCCTGTTCATAATAGATCAGATATTCCAGTTGCTAGTGTTGTTAATGCAACTACGATTACGGTAAATGTTGGAGCTACTCCTATTGTTTATCAACAACCAACTAATGCGGTATATGATCCAGATATTGGTGAAATAATAATTACTGTTCCAAATCATGGACATGTTAAGGGCGAAACTATTAAGTTGACTGATAATTCGTTTACATTTACTTGTGAATTGGATGATAATCAGACTCAACACACTTATCCAAGACCTACTGACCCAGCTGGTGGTGGATATGCTTCTACTACTAATGCTGTTGCAATTACAACCCATACTGATGATACATTTACTATTCCTGTTGGGGCTTCCCCATTGCAGTATTTTCCAGCTACAGGAGCACAATATAATGCAACTTCTGGTATTCTGACAGTCACTGCACCAAGTCATGGATATGTTAATGGTGATTTTGCCAGATTTACCGATAACTCTTTAGTATTTACTTGTAGTTTAGACGGGAATGCAACGGAACACCCTTACCCAAGACCCACAGACCCAGCATCTGGAATTGCACTTACAATTAGTAATGTAACGACAAATACGTATGAGGTTAACGTTGGGACATCTACCAACTCATATATTCAAGTTACTAGTGCAAGTTATAACCCCAAGACTGGTATTATGTTGGTTGGGACGGGTAATACTGCTCATGGATTAACAACTACGACTGGTAATCTATTGATCCAAGATGGATCAATGACATTTACTTGTGATTTGGATAATAACCAAACTCAACACAGTTATCCAAGATCAACTGACCCTGCATCTGGGGCAGGTCTCGCTATTGTGGGATATTCTACAAATACATTTGATGTTAATGTTGGAGTGTCAACGCATATCTTCAAATCAGCTACTGACGCAAAATATACTGCTTCTACAGGAATTCTTACGGTAACTTGTCCAAATCATGGACTCCGAGTTAATAGATCTTTCAAATTTACTGACAATACTCTTAGTTTCACTTGTGGAATGGATGACCATTCTACGGTTCACACATATCCAAGGTCAACTGATCCATATTCCGATACTAGAGTTGTTGTTACTGATAGAACTGACGATACGTTTACGGTAAATGTTGGTCCAACCACAAGTTATTTCTGGGATGTTAGTGACGCTAACTATGTTCCAGATACTGGGATCATCGAGTTGACTGTTGGTGCAGGACATACGTTATTTGCTGGCAAACCTGTACGAATTCAACCAGAGTCTTTGATCTTCACATGCACCAAAGATGGTAACTCTACAGAACACAGATATCCTCAAAAAGGCGATCCATATTGGATCTCTGCAGGTATTGCATCTGTATTGAACACTACAAACGTTAGAATCAATGTTGGTCCCTCTACAACACCATCATATTATGTCGGTGGTGGAACTATTCAAGGATCCATTGTTGCTCCTAGAGAACAAAATAACTCTGATAGTGGAATGGATTTCTCATTCTCTGGTGCCTTTGTAGAAAAGGTTGGTGGAGCAACTACGTTTAGTGTTCAAGTTGGTCCTTCTACGACACCACACAACTATAATAGAGGTGGTACGGTCACTAGAGCACAAAGATTTGCAGATTCTTTGGATGATGCATATGATGGATTATATGTTGGTGAAAAACTAACGGGAGCAACTTTCCGTTCTAATAGTGGAATTGTAACTGAGAAAAATTACTACGCAACTCCAGGAAGAGTTCATAAACCAGTTCGTGTTGAAATTACTCCACCAGATCCGTATTTTAATAGGGATTTGATATATGCTGAAGGATCTACTGGTATTGGAACTAATGCTGTAGTTGAATTTAGAATTAATGCTGATGGAGAAATACAAGAATATCAAATTACTGAAGAAGGAGTTGCATTTAAAGTAGATGACATCCTAACCGTTAGTGGAATTTCTACAGACCCAAGGGTTGGAGTGCATACAGAATTTACTCTTAAAGTTCTTGAGTTGACCAATGATAAGTTCTCTGGATTCTATCCTGGACAATTTATTCTTTTCGATGATATTAGTCAGTTCTTCAATGGACTTAGAAGTAAATTTACCTTATCTGTAACTACTGGCGGACAAACAGAAATTCTAAGTTTGAAGACACTTCCTGGAAGTGATATGGATATTAGTAATAATATATTCATTTACATTAACGATATTCTACAAGTTCCTGGAGAATCTTATATTTTCAAAGGAAGTAGAATTATTTTCAGTGAATCTCCTAAGTCTGGATCCAAGTGTTCTGTATTCTACTTCCGAGGATCTAAGAGAGATGTGGAAACAATTAATCCACCTCTGACTGTTAAAGCAGGTGATACTGTAACTATTAAAGAGAATAAAATAAATCTATTTGATCTAGATCAATTCCCAAGACAAGGTAAGAGAATCGTTGCTTCTGATATTCTTGAAACATTTGCATATAAGAGCGTCGGTATTGATACTGCTCCAACTGCAGAAAGACCATTGACATGGAAGAAACAAAGAAGAGATAAGATTCTCTCAGGAACCTTAATTTCTAAGGCTAGACCAAGTTTGAAGTCTAGAACTACACCAACTACTAGAATTATCAGAGATGTGGGTGAAAGTGATAGGGAAATATATGTAGAAAATGCGTTCCCAATCTTCTCGGATATTGATTTGGTAACTCAGTCTGAAAGAAATATCTTGATAATGGATGACCGAGAGATTAGGACAGCAATTAGTACATCTAAAGTTGCTACTTCTTCTAGTGTTTCTAGTATTTCTATTTCCGATAGTGGAGTTGGATATGCTCTCACGTCACCAGGCGTAACTATTTCTTCTTCTTTAATTAAGAGAAAGGATCCAATTTCTGATTGGAGTTTTGATGATATTATCACTGGATTTGGACCAGGATTGTATGATTGGAAAGAATTGGCTTATGGTGATCAAGTAATTGCTGTTGGAACAAGTAGTAAATACATCAATACAAAGAGTGGAACTTTCTGGGAAAGGGGAACCGTTGGATTTGGTGGAACGATTACGATGAATACCGTCGCACTCGGCAAATCAACTTCATCTCCAATAAACTATGTAAGAGCCTCTGGAGAATACTCCAAGGTTGTTAAGGGAGTCTCTGTTGGTAATACTTTCACGGATTGGCAAGAAGTTCAATTGATTGAACAACGACAAATTCCTGCAATTCAGTCCACGTTGGATTTTGCATCAGAATACGAGGGAACTTTCAATAAAATTATCTTTGAACCAACCAGAGATGCTTGGGTTACTGTGGGAACTGGTGGATCTATTTTTACTGGAGTTGGTATTGGAACTACAACGATGTATAGTCGTTTTTCTAGAACTCTAGAAGATCTAAATTCAATCGCATATGGAATGGGTGAATTTATTGTTGCGGGAAATGGTGGAATTCTCCTTTCCTCAAATGAAGGTTTAGTTTGGACTCCATTATCCAGTAATACTCCAAAAAATATTACGGATATTGTATTTGATGGGGATAAATTTGTCTTTGTTGGTGACGGTGGACTTATTGGCATTTCATCTGACAAAAACTTCTGGATGATTTACAGTGATCCAAATGCTACAAATCCAGCTACATTTGACTTTGATAGAATTAGGTATCAAGATGGATTCTATGTTGGAATTGATACTTCTGGAAATTTACATTATTCATTCGATTTGGCTAATTGGACTCTCCGAGAGATTGACCACTCCAATATACTTTCAGATTTAATTAAAACTGATTATGGTATCAATGGAAGAACTGTTGCGGTTGGATCTGGATCAACTGCTTTCTATGCAGATCCAATTATCAATAGAGCTACTGCAAGATCTTCAGTTACCAATGGTATTGTTACTAGTGTCACTATCGAAAATGGTGGATTTGGATATGAAGTGGGATCAAACCCACCAGTGATTATTGAAACAGATCGTACAGTAAATGAAAAAATTCTCTCTATCGATGCCGTTGGTGACTTTGGTGTTATTGTTGGTGTAAACACCAATCGACCTGGAATTGGATTTAGCACTCCACCTACTATAGATTTTGTACTTAAATCTGATTTTTATGATAATAATAACCTTGGATATGGGTATTCTTCATTGAATACATTGGGCGTAAGTTATTCGGAACTATCTGCGGGTGATTATTTTATCATCTATGATAGTCCATTGGTAGTTGGTCATGCATTAACTGGCATCACTACTTCTATTGGAGGATATTTAAACTTCCCACTTAACAAGATAGCAGAAATTCCCGCAGGAGAACATCTACAGGGAAGATTCTTTGTTGAAAAAGTAACGCCTGTCGATGTTGTATCTGGACTAGTTACAGTAACATGTGCTTTCCAACCAAAACCATTTTCGTCTATTGACATTGAGGTCGGTCTTGATCCAAATGGACCATATTTCTTAGACAATGAATTTGACTATAAACCATATTATGGTAAATATACTTGGGGCAGAATTACCAACTATCAAAATAGAGCTGGTGGAAGTCCCAAACAATTCTTTGTTAATTCAGACAATGGATCGACTGGATTATCAACTGCTGCTGTGGTTACTAGAATTCAACCTTTATCTTAACCACTAAATACTAAAAGAAAAAACGTCTAGTTTTCATCAAAATGCCTGCCATTATATCGGAACAGTTTAGAATTCTAAACGCCGAAACCTTTGTAAAGAGTTTCGTTGGCGTTGGGTCTACCGTAAACAAATATTATGCATTCATTGGGTTACCCAATGCTTTTGAGGAAGAGGCTGGTGGAACAAGTGACTGGTCTACTAATACTCCCGCTCCATTAGATGGGTTCCTTGAAGAACATCAAATCAAGGAATCTATTATTGCAATGAAGAAAATTACGGACAAAGATGTTCGTAGATTGGTCCGTAAAGTCGAATGGATTGCTGGTACAACTTATGAAATGTATCGACATGACTATACAATTTACAATACAACCCCAATTACAAAACAGGGTAATTTGTATGAATCGAATTACTATGTTGTTAATGAAGACCTGAAGGTCTACATTTGCCTTCAAAATGGATCTGATCCAGAAAACCCAAGTGGTAGACCATCATATGATCAACCAACTTTTATTGATTTGGAATCAAGAGCCGCAGGTACTTCTGGTGACGGTTATGTTTGGAAATATTTGTATACTATAAAACCATCTGAAATTGTAAAGTTTGATAGTATTGAATATATCCCAGTTCCCGAGGACTGGGGGCTGCGAGGTGAATCTGTAGCAACCAGAAATAATTCTATTGATGGAAAAATTGAAGTTGTAGTTATTGACACTAGAGGATCTAATTACCAACCAATTTCCACATCATTCTCCAATGTTGATATTTTGGGTGATGGTATTGGTGGTAAGGCAACCGTAACCATTGACTCCTTTGGTAAAGTATCTGAGGTATTCGTTACTGATGGTGGATCTGGATATACTCATGGATCTATTCAATTCTTCCCAGGAGCTCCTGGAAGTCAAGAAGGTGGACCACTAGAAAACCTTACTAATACTGGTATTGGTACTACTTCTATTAGTAACTTTAGTGTAATTATTCCACCAAAAGGTGGACATGGATATGATGTCTACAGAGAATTGGGTGCATATAGAGCTCTTCTATATTCTAGATTCGAGACTATTGAAACCAACCCAGATATTATTGAGGGTAATGATTTTGCTAGAGTTGGAGTTATCAAAAATCCAACAATCTTTGGTAGTAACACTGAACTTTTGGAGACCTCTCAGGTTAGTGGACTGAAAGGGATTAAGATGGGTGGTATCACTACAGCGACAACATATGCTGTAGACTCCGAAATTACCCAGACAGTTGGTGTTGGATCCACTGCTATTGGATATGTTGCATCTTGGGATAACATTAGTGGAGTTCTTAAATATTACCAACCAATGGGTCTTGCTTCTAGTGAAACTGGATATAAGATTATTCCATTTACGGCAAGTCCTGATGCGGGATTTGGGTTGACAATTGCTGGGGAAACTGTCACTGGACCATTACTATCAGTAAATACTGATTTTAACGGTGTAAGTACCTCAATAAATAATAAGACATACCAACTTGGTCTTAACTTTGTTGCTGGTATTGCGTCTGCTGAATACAACACTAAGTCTGGCGAAATTATCTATATTGATAATAGAGCCCCTATTCCTAGATCTGCAAGTCAGAAAGAAGACATCAAGATTGTTCTGGAGTTCTAAAGAAAAATGCCACAGAATACCAACTTAAATTCATCTCCATATTTTGATGATTTCAGTGCGTCTAATAATTATCAGAGGGTTCTGTTTAAGCCTGGACTCCCAATTCAGTCCAGAGAATTAACTACTCTACAGTCAATTCTGCAGAACCAAATTGAAAAGTTTGGTAAGCATATGTTTAAAGAGGGATCTGTAGTTATCCCTGGACAAATTGCATATGACGATGAGTTTACCTCCGTCCAGATTGATGAGTCTCATTTAGGACTTCCAGTTTCTTTGTATTTGAATTCCCTAAAAGGAAAGAGAATCAAGGGAGAAACTAGTGGTGTTAAAGCAAAGATTGAAGATTATATTACGAATTCCGAGTCCGAAAAAAGCAATTATACGTTATACATTAAATATGAAGGTGCTAGTGAAAACGATTTCTCTGGTACAACTTTCACCGATGGTGAAAATTTAATCGCTCAAGAAGATATTGACTACACCCTTTCTAGTATTAGAACGGGAACTAGTTTTGCTACCGCAATTATTTCTAATTCTACTGCCGTAGGATCTGCTGCAAAACTTGCCAATGGTGTATATTTTATTCGTGGATTTTTTGTAGATGTACCAGATTCTACAGTAATTCTAGATCAATATGATGATGCACCAAGTTATAGAGTTGGTCTAGACATTTCCGAAGAACTTGTAACTGCTTCGGATGAATATAACGATTTGTATGACAATGCTAGGGGATTTTCAAACTTTGCAGCTCCTGGTGCAGATCGACTAAAAATTTCAACAAAGCTTATTAAGAAGTCTTTGAATGATTTCAATGATGAAAATTTCATTGAATTGCTTAGGATTGAAGATGGGGATATTCGGAAGTTCAGTAATACCACTACATATGATTTAATTACTGATGAGTTAGCGAGAAGAACATATGATGAGTCTGGAGATTACTATATTACTCCATTTGGTATTAATGTTAAGGAAACACTTAATGATAGGATTGGTAATGATGGAGCATATTACTCCAATCAAACTACCCAACAAGGAAATATTCCCAATAAGGATATAGTATCTCTTTCAATTGGACCTGGAAAAGCATATGTTCGTGGATATGAAGTAGAGACTCTGAATACGAGTACACTAGATATTCCTAAGCCAAGAACAACAGCAAATGTTACCAATGAAGCTTTGCCTTTTAGTGTAGGCAGAACTATTGAAGTCAATAACGTTTATGGATCTCCTGCAGTTGGTCTTGGAACAGAAGGACTTTTAAATCTCCATGGATCTAGAACTGCAACCCCAGGATCCACTAGTGGACTTCATGTTGGTGTTGCAAGACTCTATGATTTTAGATTGAGAGATGCTGCATATGCAAATGAAGGTACTACTTTTAGAGCATCGTTGTATGATATTCAAACTTTTACATATTTGCAATTAAATGCCGAGTCATCTATTAATGTTCCTGCATTCATTGAGGGACAGAATAGTAGTGCATCTGGATATGTATTTTCGGCTTCATCGAAGAGTAAGCAACTGGTTTTGTATCAGGTTAATGGAGAGTTCCAAAATAATGAAGAAATTCTTCTAAATGGACAACGAATTAATAGAAGTATTACTGAGTTTGATGATTACGGTATTCAAGATG